TCTTGAACTTCTTGAACTTCTATAACTTGAATTTCTTGTTTTTTTTTTCCGTTTAGGTGGTGGATCACTTAGATCAGCAGAAGCTTTACGTTCTGATGCTTTTTCACGTGATGGTCTTTTTGGCATCCTTACTTTCTAAAAGATAAAATAAACTTGTTTAAAAATAATGGAAGAAATAGAAAAAGCTGCTGAAGAAGCACAAGATATTATTGATAAAAATGCAGCAAGTAGTCCAAATATTAAAAAAATGATGGATATTGTTAAGAAATTTGTTCAAGATGAAAAAGTTATGTGTTATGGAGGAACAGCAATTAATAATGTTCTTCCAAAAAATAAACAATTTTATAACCCTTCAGTAGATATTCCTGATTATGATTTCTTTTCAGAAAATCCTCAAAAATTATGTATTAAACTTTCAAAACAATTAAAAAAAGCTGGATTAGAAAGTGTAGAAGCTAAACCTGGTATGCATTTAGGAACATTTAAAGTATTTTGTGAATATGTAGGTGTAGCTGATATTTCAGCTATGAATCATGAAATGTTTGAAAAATTATGGAAAGATTCTTTAGTAAAAGATGGAATACATTATGTTCCTCCTGATTTTTTAAGAATGAATGTATATTTAGAACTTTCAAGACCAATGGGTGATGTATCAAGATGGAAAAAAGTATATTCAAGATTACAATTATTAAATCAAGAATATCCTATGACTTGTCCAAAACATTCTGAGACTCAATCATTAATGAATTCTAAAATGAAAAAACAAATTGAAGATGTATTAATTGATGAACATGCTGTTTTATTAGGATTTAATGCAGGATCATTACATACAAAAAGTCAAGAATGGAAATTACCCTTAGATATCTTAGTTGAAGAAAAAGAAGTTGAAACTGTAACTCGAAAATTATTAAAAATTTTTGGTAAAAGTCAGGCTAAAGCAAGATCATATGAAGAATATGAAGAATTATTACCTGCACATACTGATATTGTTGAAGGGTCTAATTTAGTTGTTCGTATATATGAAACTATGGCATGTCATTCTTATCATGAACTTTCTTCAGGATTAAGAATAGGTTCAATACCAACCTTATTAAACTTTTTATTCGCAATGTTATATGCTGATAAAGAATTTGCAGAACATACAACAAGACAAAGAATTATTTGTGCAACTCAACGATTAGTTGATATGGCAAATAATAAACAAGAAAGAAGATTTGAACTTTTAACACCAATTAGTTGTTTAGGTAAACAAAAAGAATTAATTGATATGAAAAAAGAAAGAGCAGAATTATATGAAAAAGCTTCTAAGAATCGTGAAGGAAAATTATTTAAGAAATATTTCTTTTCTTATAAACCTTAAAGCATTTTCAAATCATCAGCTAAATTATCCATTTCATCTGGATCTTGAGGTCCATCTAAATAAGTTGACATACATTCATCACACCAATAAATATTGTAATATTCAATGTAATAACTTTCACGTTCATCAGTAATCATAGTTTCACAATTATCACAGAGCATTTTTTCTTCTTCCATTTAATTTACTAGATTATTCGTTTTTTATAAATTACCCATTCTGTATTAAATTCAAGATAATAGGTATCTTTACCAAATTTTTTTATAAAGAAAGAAGAAGGTAATTCCAAAATATTTTCAGAAGACATTTGTTGAACTGAAAATAGCCAATACAATAGTTCCATATGCATTTATAAAAATGGAATGTTTTTATATAAGTAATGTATGAATGTTTGACAAAATGTCAATGTCATCTGATGAGCGTGAGCTCATCCAACTTCGCTGTAACGCGACAAAGCTGGAGTTTGATCACAAAATTCTATTGGAACAAGAAGCTAACGGGAACTTTTCCGTTGGGTTTGGTTCTGATGACATCGAAAGGATGATCGAGCAAAACAAAGTCTGCATTGCTCTCTGTATTGAGAGAATTAAGGCAGAAAAGTAAGCTTCGATTTTTCATTTAGATATTTAGAAATACTATAATAGAAAATGCCAATTGTATTTTTGTCACCTAATTGTAGAAATGATAATTTAAAAGATCTCCCAGAAATAGTTGATGCATTTGATTTTGTATTTACTTCAACAACTGAAGAAAGTCAAGAATTATGTGATACAATTGCAGAAAAGATTCCTTGTCTCCATTTATATACGACTGAATATCTAGATGATGAAAAATGTTCTATATTAAGTTTTAATATTGTAATGCAAAGATTTTCTATATGTTCAGGTTCTGTTCTTATTATTGCATCAAAACAATACTTTAATACTCTGATGCCTAATTTTATGAACAATGATTGGCAAACTCTATCTTTTGATGAAAAAATTTTAAGTTAATTTAGGTATCCAACAAAGTTGTTAGCCAATCATCCCATTCCGATGGAGGAATTTCTAGCTCTTCAAGAGCTTGACGGGCTTGTAGAAACATTTCTACAGCATTGTAATTACCTTGTGAGATTAGTGCTAGACGTTCACCTAAGATTTCTCTGGGAGATTTAGTGTCTACAATTAGACCATCTAAATATCCTGATAAAATATTGCATAGTCTAGAAAGATTACCTTGCTGACACATACCAATATTATCTTGCATTTCTGACGCTAAAATTTTTTTTAGGTCTTCAGTGTGCTCTGAATTTTTTATGTATTGCCATACTGAGTTTAAGACACATGGGTATATTCCTATACCTAGTTCATAAATATCTACTTCTTCACAATATTTTGACATCATTTGTTGAGCAGCTTTTTTAGTTAGATTGCATTGTAAAATAATTTCACCTGGAGTTTTCAACGTATCAGTTGCATACTCAAGAGGAACTGGAATTTCCAGAATTTTTGTAACCATTGCTTTAACTTTTTGCACAATAAGTGTTGTATGAACATTTTGATTATCTGCAGCAAAAGCTGCTAGTTGTTGTTGTACAATAAATTCATTTTCTGCTTCTGCTTGCATACCTAGATGTGCGAAACGATCATTTCTAATTTGTTCGCGTCTTCTTGCTATTCTTTGTTGAAGTTCTACTCTTCTTTGCATTGCATCACGATCAGCATTATAACCCAATTCTTGAGTTTCCTGTGTAATTAGAGTTGCTAATTCATGAAATGCAGTTTGATATCTAATATCTTCTAATCTAAGTTCAGCTTGAAGTTGAGGTATTAGATTGTGAGTATAATAATTGTGTCGGATGTCTTTTTTATTTTTAGAATGAATGAATTTTAGTTCACGTCTTCTTGTTTCATTAGGTCCATAATTATGAATTGATGCTAGATGAATTTTACATCTAGTGCCTTCAAGGCACATTATATTGCATCGAATGCCATTAGTTTTAATCCCAATACATTGCATTTTTTCTATTACTACTAAACACAAAAATTATTCGTTTTTATCTAAATACACTAAAAAGTAACTTCTTATACTAAATTTTTTTACTTTTATTCCAGGAAATTCTAATCTAGAAAAATTATAATTTTTAGGTAATTTTAAAAAGACATATGTTGGTGCCCAATCTTGTTGAAGAATTAATTTTAAAAATATATCTAGTCTTTCCTTACCTAAATATAAATCTAAATTTTCTTTTTCTTTATATTCTGGTCCACCCCATGGTGGATCTACATATAAAATATCAGTTTGCCATCTAAATATTTTTAATGAATCACCGTGATATAGCGCAACATTTTTCAATTTATATTCACGAACATTATGTTGTAAAACATCAAAATTCTCTTTTGAAATTTCTATAGAATCTACTCGATCAAAATTTAATGCAAATAAGATAGTATCACCACCAACATTTCCAGTTAAATCTGTAACTTCTAATTTACGAGTTCCTACAATATCCAATATATGTTTTAAAATTCGTTGACCATCTTTACGTTTAGTAATACTATATTCACCTTCAGGTGTTAAAAGTAATTTTGAATAATCGACACCTTTTTTTTCCGGAAACATTATTTCATTATGTTTTTCTGCAGTAAAATCACTCATTATATAGTTAAGATAAAAAACTTTGAGGTCAAGGTAAAGCCCACACATAGTGGCAAGCAACAAAATCACTTGCACGTTTGTGTTCTTTTTGTAGAAAGTATGGGCATTCACCACGCTCATGAGCTTGGCGAATCAAATCTTTGATTTTGTCGAGGAAAGCAAATGCTTCCTCTAGAGTGGGATACTGTGAGAGCAAAGGCTCTGGGGCGTGTGCAAAGTATTCAGCCATGGTTTTTATTCATAAGCCGTATACTTATTAAAATTTAATCCGTTTTTAATAAGGATGTCACAAAAACAATGTTGTATTTGTTTTTTTGGAGCAATAAGAAGTCTTCCACAGACTATTGATAATATAAAAGAAGTGATTCAACAATTCAGAGAATTATATGATGTAACAATTTTTCTTCATACATGGAAAGGTGAAGATTTCAAATTATTAGAACCAGATTATTATAGAACAACAGATCAACAAGAACAATTTAAAAATTTGGAAGTTCCTGAGTATTTTACTCGTGAAAGTATTAGTAACAGAATACGTGGAAAAATGGATGATAAACAAAAAAAATGGTTTGATGATTGGCTTATTAAAACAAAAGATAAACCAGACTATTATATTACAACTAATTATGCTACATATTCAAGAAAACAAGTAACTTTATTAGCTTTATCAAAAATACCAAATCCTGAACTTGTAGTATATATTCGTCCAGATACATTCTTTAAAACTATTGATATTCCTTTTTTATTAAAAAGATTTAATCGAAACTCAAAAAGAATTCAAATAATAACACCTGATTTTAATAACGGATACTGGGATAAAGAAACAGAACGAACAAAAGAAGATAAAACGGGTAAACGTGGAACTAATGATAGATTTGCAATATGTTTAGGATCTTCTGCAGCAAAAGTTTACGGTTCACAATATGATCATATTGATGATGTTTTAAAAGAAAAAATATACCCTATTGGAGAAGCAGTTTTAGATTGGGTATTTAACCATTATAATGTTGTAAATATTCGTTCACCAATGTGTTTATATTTAATGAGAACTACTGGAAAAAAAATTGGTTTTTGTAAGGGTGATAAAAGAGTATGGAATGATTAATCAAATTTATAATATATTAAATAAGGATGTCACAGATTTCAACTGAAATTTTAAAACAAGGTTATCAAAGAAAAAGAGTTCTTGCATGTTCATTTTTTACAATGCAAGATTCTTATCGTCCATTTGAAAAATATCAACGACAATTATTAAGATTTTTAAGACAAATTAAAGTTTTGAAAAATTTTGAGTTCAGAATTTATACAGATGATACAGGAAAAGATTTTTGTTTAGAAAATGTTAAAGATCCTGCAGTAAGTATAATAAAATTTGATTGTCCTCCATTTAGAGAAGGACGTGGACATACAGGAACATTTGGAACTCTTGCAAGATTTTTACCTCTTTTTGAAGATCATGAAATTGTATGGGTTGCTGATATAGATATTCCTGATGCTTTTGTTGATCCAATAAATTTATCTGAAATGCTAGATAATCAATGTGATTTTAAAATTTCTTCACGTGTATGTTATGATAGAAAAAGTTATGGACGTCGACATACTATAGAAGCTGGACGTTTTATTTCCAGTGTTCAAATACCTAGACAATTATTAACAAGATTTATTAATAAACTTTTAGATGGATCTTACACAAAAGAATTAGATGCTCTAAATGCTGAAAATAAAAGAAAAAATCCTTCTAGATTTCCTTATGGTGTAGATGAATTATTTTTAAATTATCCAGTATATGATTGGATACGAAAACGTGACTATAAAGTTTTTGTCGAAACTGATATGTTAGTTACAAGTATGTTAACACAAAATACTGAAATTCCTTCTGAATCAAAACAACTTCTATTAGAATTTTATTATGATCCATTAAAAAATAAAAAACTAGTTCCAAAATTAAAAATTATGTATAAAAAATATATTCCTTTAATTTTAGATTTATATCCGTGTTTACAAGTTTTCTTAGATAAATTAGATTCATTTACGGATGATTTTAATGAAAAATTATTTATAAAAAGTTCTGAACTCTAGGCATCATTTGCCTCATCCCATGCGGAAACTGAAGAAAGGATTGCAGCATTCATTTCAGAGTAATGCTTGATTAACAATTCTGCATTAGCAGGTTTGTTAAAATCAAGATCCTTTGATCCGATCATTCTGCGAACCAATCTTGTTTTGCGGTGGGCATCAATAGCTTCACAATAAGCAAAGTCCCAAGTGGAACAAAAGTCGCATTCATTGCATCCATTGCATTCCTTGGGAATTTCCATCCATTCTTTAAGGATGGTATATCTTGACTTTTTGACGGTTTTCTCACCTTCGCGAGCTATTTTGTAAAGGTCGCGAACAACAAGAGTTATATCGACCTTTCTCAGAGTGTCCGAGTAAAAGTCGATTGTTTTTTGAAGCCATTCTTTGTTTCGAGAGTTCATTCTCGATTTTACTAAAGGTTTATCATAATGAAAAATTCCATTTTCTACTTCATGTATTGAGCATATGTTTGAACTTGTTCTGATGTTCTTACAAGAATATTTTCTTGTAGGGTGTGACCATTCAAAGAAAGTCTTGTCATAAATTCACAAAGTTCATCTTGGTATCTTAGTTTATGTAGTAGAACATTTAGTGAGATAGAAGAATTTCTTCCATCGAAACGGTTATAACCGAATCTAATTTGTTCTTTGTTAATGTTACAATGTTGTATCCATTCTTCAATAGTATTGAATTCTAGTCTTGCAGTATAATCATACCATTTATTTCCTCTCATTAAAGTCAGATGTCTTTTTCCAGTAGCTAGTTCAGTAGCTGGAAAGAAACATGGTTTACTTGTTTGTAGAGGAGGTTCATAGTTAGGAAATTGTGTAAAATCTAGTGTGTGGCATTTGCCATAATTAACTTTAAGAAATTGATCCATTGTTTTTTTATTTAAAATTAAATCAAAAATAATCCGTTTTGACTACATTGGGATGGGGAGTAAGCCGCAGCCAGTGTGATTGCCTGCATTCTGAATGAGGCTAATCAGACCAGATTCTGGTCTTGTTTGCTGAGGTAGCAAGAAATTGTATAAAATCTTGCATACTTCACGACGAATATCGTCACCACACTGCTGAAGAATCCACTCTGCGAAAGAGGGGATTGTGTCTTCACACCAGTGAGCCATTGCAAGCTCATAAAGAGCATCAATGTTAAGGGTAGGAGGCTCGTAAGAAACGACCGACATTTTTGGAGGGTTTACACGAACAAATCTTTGGAAAAAAATATTCCATTTTTATAGTTTCAAACTTGTAGTTAAACTAGTTTTAAAATATATAAACATTGAGAACATCTATAATTGCGTTTTTCAGCTTCTTTTAAAGAAAAGAATTCACCAACTCTACAGTTTTGATTTGAGCATAGGTAAGATTTTGATGGTTTAATTCTCATTGTTTCTCCTTCTCTTTTTTTAAAGCAGTTGAAAATCCAGAACATTTTTACTTGTTTGTTTAATTAAAAAAGTAAAAATATTTCGTTTTTACATTTTAAAATCCGTCAATACGGCCATCTTACTGAACTCTCGATGCTCAGCTTAAGCAAATTTTTGCATGAAAGCAAGGTAGCTTTAGACCTTATAGAAAGAACCATTTGTCTCTTCAGAGAACTGAAATCCGTGACGTTTAAAGGGTGCTTGGATTTCCAGATGGCAGAATAATATAACTGTAATCTCTTGGCCCTGTTGGCATTAATTCAATATAAAAATTGAAAAAATCCATTTTCATCTACCTAAATGTAGACAAGTGGCCACAGTTATCAGAGCACTCGCACCTAACAACCTTGGCAAGGTTACCTGGGTAGTTCTTTCTGAAGCCCGTAAAGGGTCTTTTGCGCTGGGGCTTCTTAGGCTTATAAGTCGCCTTAGAAATTGGCTTGGGGCTTGATGGAGGGCTCAGAGGTGGCAGAGGTGGCACTGGCTCAAAATTGAAGGCAGGTAGAAGTGGATAACCACAGACGTGGCAGTCCAGCGGCCCATCTTCTTGGATGCGCCTATACAAGCAACTGCAAGGAGGGCGCTCAACAAGAGATGCAATACTCACATGAGTGGGCATTGCAGTCTTGATGAAAGGATTTGGGGGAATCTCGTATAAGGAGAGAGACATTTTTCAGGGGGATCAAAAATTATTGTTATATTGAATTTTAATCCATTTTCATCCTGATAATTTCTTTACTGTTATCCTTGCTATAACAGCCATTATAAATGTCCACCACCATAATGGAAAGACTGTTGAACCTCGTTTATGAACACCAAATGTTCTTAAAGAACCCTTAGGTCCAAATGTCATTGAAGGTTTACAATATATGAACATGGCAAACATAAATAAAAATAAAGATATTGTCCACAACATTGGATTTTTTTGAAGTAAGTTCTCCATTATCATTTCCTTGTTAAAATTTAAGTGAAAGAATGTCTTATATTTTGCCATCTAGAAAGGCATTCTCTGATTTTATTACACGTATATTTAAGAATTATAGAGATACGACTGATAAAGAAACTGTAGATGTAGATTTATGTGAAAACAGAGTTGGACCCGGAAAAGATTTATTGCCTTATCAAAAATTAGTTCGTGATTATTTAATTGCAGAAACACCTTATCGTGGTCTTTTAATTTATCATGGTTTAGGTTCAGGTAAAACATGTTCTGCAATTTCTGTAGCTGAATCATTAATAGATTCTAGAAAAATATTTGTTATGTTACCCACATCTTTAGAAGCGAATTTTCAAGGAGAATTAAGAAAATGTGGTAATCCATTTTATCAAGAAGAAAATCATTGGGAAGTGAGAAAAATTAAAACTGAAAAAGATACTGAACATGCATTAAAATTAGGTATAACACAAAAATTTATTGATAAACATATGGAATATTATGTAACTATAGCTGAAAAATCATCTAATTTTAAAGATTTAGATTCACAAACACGTAAACGTATATCTGAACAAATTGATGATATTATTAATCAACGGTTTAATTTTATCCATTATGATGGTATACAAAAAGCAAATATTGATAGATTATTTCCTCCTGATCAACCTGATTTCCTAGATAATTCAGTTATTATTATTGATGAAGTTCACAATTTTATACGAATGGTGTTAAATGAATCTGAATTAAAAATGAGGATATATGATTTAATTTATAAAGCAAAAAATTCTAAATTAGTTTTATTATCAGGAACACCTATAATAAATAAGGCTAATGAAATTGCTTATTTAATGAATCTTCTAAGAGGACCAATAGAACGTATAAATATTCCAACAACATCAGTATCATGGGATGAAGGATTAATGACTGCATTTTTTCGTGAACGACCTGAAATTGATACAATTGAATATAATTCTATTAAAAAACTTATTATGTTAACTAAAAATCCTCCAAATTTCGAATCAGTTTACAATGATAAACATGAACGTATAGCAGTAAAATATAATAAAGAATTGAAAAATCTTGATTATAAAGAATATATTGAAGAATTAAAACCTTTATTTGAAAGGAAAATTAATGGAACTGAATTTGGTGAACCTTCAATTGAAGAACTTCAATGTCTTCCTACAAAATTTGAAGATTTTGTTAATACTTATGTTGATGGATTAAAAGTAAAAAATGCTTTGATGTTTCAACGCAGAATACAAGGTCTTGTATCATATTTCAAGGGTGCAGATGAACGTCTATTACCTAAACGTATAGAAACAGAAAAAGAATTGGTAAAAGTTGAAATGTCACCAGAACAATTCTTGAGATATTTAGAAGTTCGTAATGTAGAAATTAAACAAGATTCAAGAAGAGGTAAAGGATCAGAAGATTTATCAACATATAGAACTATATCACGTTTAGTTTGCAATTATGCAATACCTCCTGATTTTATTGAAGAAGGTCAAGAGAAAGATAAGGAATTCATTTTAGAAGAAATTCGTAAAAATCCTAAACGTTTTCTTTCTACTGAAGCGTTGAAAGCTTTTTCACCTAAATTCTTAGAAATTTCTAAACGTATTAATGAATATATTGGTAAGGCACCTTATCATAATCAATTTGTTTATTCACAATTTAAATCATTAGAGGGTGCAGGTATTTTATCCTTAGTATTAGAAACTCTAGGATTTCAAGAATATAAAATTATTAAAACTCAGGCTGGATTTATAGAAGATCCTTCAATGGATCCATCTAAACCTGCATATGCATTTTTTAAAGGTGAAGTAAATGATAATGATGTTTTAGAACGTAATTATACACGTCAAATTTTTAATCAATCTTATGAAGATGGATTTCCTAAATCTCTTGAAGATTCAGTAAAAACAAGAATTTGTGTAATGTTTGGTTCATCATCTGCTAAAGAAGGTATTACATTAAGAAATGTTCGTAATGTTCATATTGTTGAATCACAATGGAATCCAGGTGATTTAGAACAAGCTATTGGAAGAGCAAATAGAATCTGTTCACATGCTTCCTTACCTATGGATGAAAGAACATTCCGAGTTCATATTTATATAACAGTTTTTTCAGAAAAACAAACTACAGATATTGAAGGTCCTAACATAGTTTTAATTCGAAGAAATGATATGACATTAAAACGTTATGATTCTGAACAACCTGTAGATACATTTATGTCAACAGATGAATATATGTATGAAAAGGCTTATGAAAAAGGTCGATTAAATAAAAATATTACTTTATTATTGAAACAATCTGCAGTAGATTGTGAAATTCATCGTAAATTACATTCAAAAAATGGTGAAGTTTTACAATGTATGAGATTTGATACAACAACAAAATCTGAAGATTTAGCTTATAAACCTAATGCATCAAGTGATGAAAAAGATGCATTTTATTTAAGAAATATTATAAGAAGAAAACGTCGCCTTCAAAAAGTTAGAGTATTAGGATTTGAATTGATTTTAGATCCTGATTCAAAAGAAGTATTTGATGCTCAAGCTTATGAAGATAATAAGAGACTATTAAAATTAGGAACGTATACTCCTACAGAAATTAATTGGTTTCGTTTATAATAAAGAATGCCTATGTCAATGAGCACTTCAGATATGATTCGTTTGAAACGTTTAGAGAGTAGAGTTACTGAACCTGATATATTTTCTCCATATTCTACTATTGTTCCTGCTAATACTCCTCCTAATAATGCTGCATCTACAGTTTTTGTTATATCTTGTATTGATCCTCGATTTACGTATGCAGTTGAAGAATATTTACTTGCACAACTTGGACCTCAAACAACATATGATTTATTTGTTTTAGCTGGTTCAGCATTAGGTGGTAGATTAATCAATAATGTAGGTGCTCCTCCTCCTGCAGGAACAGCATGCTCGATTGTTGCTTCGAATCAAAGTTGGCGAGAAGTTTTATTAAATCATATACAAGTTGCTATATCTTTACACAATGTTTCAAGAATTTATATTATTGATCATTTAGATTGTGCAGCTTATGGAGTTTGTGCTGGTGTAGATACTCCAGCTTCCCATTTTGCACAATTTACTTCATTAAGAAGTATTATTGTAGCTGCTTTGTTTTTTAAAAACGGAGATGTAGTTCCAGCTCTTAAAGTTGCAGGTTCAGTTATATTTGGAGCTGCCGGTGCTAATATTACAGGATTATATTTTAATACACCAGTAGGATCAACAACAGAATTAATTGATTATACTGCTGGTATTGCCCCAATAGTTCCTGTTGGATCATATACGTTTCCTCCTACATCAGGAGCAAAAATTTTAGTTTTAGGATGTATTGATCCTAGATTTTCTGAAATATTATCATCTTTTTTAACTACTTTCAAAGAAGTTCAATTTATTTTTGATTTATTTATTACAGCAGGATCATCTTTAGGTGTAAATCAATCTTACTTGTTAAACGGAACTCAACGAGCAAATAATACTCCGGGAGATGCATATCCTCTTAGTTTATTAGCTAATGCAGTGACAGGAAAATTAGGTCCATTAGGACATAAGTGGGGTCCTGTATTTTTTGATCATTTAACTGTAGCTTTTTCTGTTCATAATATTACTGAAGTATGGGTATTTGATCATTTAGACTGTGGAGCATATAAAGCAATTAAATTTGGTAATTTTGGAGCAACAGATCTAGATCCTGCTCAACATATTCCTGAAATTGTAAAATTACAAGGATTTATTAAAACTGCTCGTCCTTCTCTAGCATTTAAAGGATTTATTATGGATACTGCAGGAACAATAAATAAGGTTGTTGATGATACTAATGGAGTTTTCTTAGATAAAATAACATTCCCTTTTGCAGTAGGAACATTTGGATCATCAAGAATCCGTGCACCTGCATCTGAAATTGTAGACTTACGTGCAAGATCTTCAGCTGATTATGTATTACGTCGTGAAAGTCAAGGTGCACAAGGTTTTTCTAATCAATTGGTCAGAACAAAATTAACACCCGTTCCTTCAGTGACATCAGTTTTAGAAACTAAGGTTGGGCCATTAAAATCTACACTTTTGAATCGCAATAGATTATAATAGAGAATGTCTGGTCGTTTAACAAAATATTCACCAGGTGGTAGTTATTGTGATTTTGGAGTTCAATATAAAAATCCTGGTCCTCAAGGACCAGTTGGACCACAAGGAATACAAGGATCACAAGGAATAACTGGACCTAAGGGTGACATTGGTGGAACATTTACAGGTCCAACAGGTTCAATTCTTTGGTATGATGGTTCTTCAATAACTGGAGTTTCTGGATTTTCATATACTCCTGCAGTTGCAGGAATAACTGCAAAAGTAGTTTTACAAGGTGATTTATTACCTGTAGGAGATAATTTGTATAGATT